CATGGCTTTCTATGAAGTCTTACGCTGATCTTGATAGTTCAAGTATATTTACCATCAACAGTCTTCGTACTGCTTTCCAGATGCAGAAGTTCTATGAGCGCCTTGCTCGCGGTGGTAGTCGGTATACTGAAGTGCTTCGCTCTTTCTTTGGCGTGGTTTCTCCTGATGCAAGACTGCAGCGCCCTGAGTTCCTCGGCTCTTTCACTAAAATGGTTAACGTCAATCCAATAGCTCAGACTTCTGCAACCGACGATACTTCTCCTCAAGGCAACCTTTCTGCTTATGGTGTTACTGCTGCCAAGTTCCATGGCTTTACTAAGTCTTTTGTCGAACATGGCTATATTTTTGGCTTTGTATGCGCCCGTGCCGATCTTACTTATCAGCAAGGTATCAACAAGATGTGGCTTCGTTCTACGGTCTATGATTTTTATTGGCCGACATTCGCGCATCTTGGCGAACAGGCTATTGAGCTTCGCGAGATCTATGCTCAAGGTTCTGAAGCTGATACTACTGTTTTTGGCTACCAGGAACGTTATGCCGAATATCGCTATAAACCTTCGCAGATTACAGGCAAGTTCCGTAGCTCTGTAACCGGTGGCAACCTTGACGTTTGGCACCTTTCACAGTTCTTCAATAACGCTCCCACTCTTAACGAGGAGTTTATTGTTGAAAATCCGCCTATTGAGCGCATTATCGCTGTTCCTAGTGAGCCTGAATTCCTGCTTGATATAGGTTTTCGCTACACCACTGTGCGTCCTATGCCCATGTTTGGCACACCTGGTCTTGTTGATCATTTCTAAAAGGAGCTGGTTTTATGTCTTGGCTTTCTAATACTTTAGGCAGTGTTGCTGGTTCTGTTCTTGGATCTGCAGTTCAGAATCATTACAATTCTGCTAATGCCGCACAAGCTAACGCGTGGAACGTTGAAAACTATAAACATCGTTATCAATGGGCTGTAGAAGATATGCGTAAAGCTGGTCTTAATCCTATTCTTGCTGCAACTAATGGTATAGGCGGTTCTATATCTGGAGCTTCAGCTGCTTCTGTAGGTATGAGTGATATTGGTTCTACCATGAACTCTGCTAGAGCCGCTAGTGCCGCTGAAAGGCAGGCTAAGAATGCCGAGCATCTTGCAATATCTCAAATTGATAAAAACGTCGCAGAAGCCGATTCTGTGCGTCAGAGCACCCATGGTACAGTTCTTCAGAATGGCATTCTTGCAAATGATCTGAATCTTCGTGAGCAGACTTATGAAAAACGTCTTGGTTATGAGCTTGAAAAGATGAATTTGGAGCTTGAAAACCTTCGTCTTCAGGGTTCTTACCTTAGCTCTGGTGTTTTAAACAACATTGCTTCTGCTAATCGTGCTAATTCTGCTGCCGCTTTTGATAATATTCAAACTGAAATGGCAGGTATGGAACGTGATTTCTATAAGAATCTTGAAAGTCTTACAGGTGCTCCTAGATCTGTCGCTAGTGGTGTTGGTTCTGCTGTCAAAAATGTTATAGGCTTCCTCGGAGGCCGTTATCTTGGAAGGAGATAATATTTATGTCTAATAAAACTACTATGATTCTGACTTTTATTGTCACCGTTGTTGTCCCTTTTATTCAAGAAGTTGTAGATCTAATTGAAGCTCTGAAAGGTAAAGCTTCTTCGAATACTGTTACTGCTAAAAAGGTTGCCTCGGATTTTCAAACCGATGTTGCGCAACTTGTTGAGCCAGTTGCTAATAAGAATGATTCTAAAAAAACTAGCCGTTTTTTCGGTTCTTGGAGGGATGCTAAATGAGACGGCGTCGCTTGTCTAAACGAGGTTCTCGCCGTCTTTTTCGGCGTACCTCCAGATCTCGTCGCAGAAATTTTAAGAGAGTAGGACGAGGTGGATTTAGGATTTGACATTCTGACTTAATCCTGATACAATCGGTACAGGTGATTAATATGGTTTGTTATAATCCTATTCTTATGTACCCAGTTGAAGGAGCGATTACTAAGAATGGAAAACAACATTATAGTTTTTACGGTAGCCTTGCCTCTCACCCTGAGCTTGCTGGCGATAGCCGTTTCATTCGTTGTTCTTGTAAACAATGCATCGGTTGTCGCCTCGAAAATAGTAGACAGTGGGCTGTCCGTGCTGTTCACGAAGCCCGTTCTTCGTCTTCTGCTTATTTCGTTACTTGCACTTTTGACGATTATCATTTGCCACGTGATAAAAGCTTAAGTAAGAAATTTCATCAGACTTTCATGAAAAATCTTCGTCGCGAGTATGGCAGTGGCATTCGCTTTCTCGGCTGTGGTGAATATGGTGAACTTCATGGTCGCCCCCATTATCATTACATTTTGTTTAATATTGATTTTGATGACAAAATTTTTCGATTCCGTACAGACGGTTATAATACTTATACTTCTTCTCGTTTTGCCAAAGTATGGAAATACGGTATGCATCTTATTGGTGAGTTTAGCTTTGATTCTGCTGCCTATGTCGCTCGCTATATAGTAAAAAAACAGACAGGTAAAGACGCTCCTTCTCACTATAAAGGTCGCATTCCTGAATTCATGGTTGCTTCTAATCGTCCTGGCATAGGTGCAAAATGGCTCGAAGATCATGGCGAAGAATGCTATGCCAATGATTATGTTGTTATTAACGGTAAGAAGATGCGTCCTCCTCGTTATTATGATAAGAAATTTGATGAAACGCATCCTCACTGGATGGAGTTTATTCGTAATAACCGTATTGAGAAGATGCTTCATAACCTGGAGAACAATACTTTTGAGCGTTTGGTTGATCGGTGCCGTGTTCAGGAAGGTAAATATAAACATTTTCTTGGCAGAAAACTTGACAAGGTATTGTGACTGTGTTATCATTAAGTCAGAAATGAGGTGATGTCTATTAGTGAATTTGAAGCTGTTAAAAATTTTCTTCGTGAACGTGATATTTCTTTTAACTTTCTCTTTCGTGGTAGTAAATATGCCGCTTACCGTCTAAAGCCTGATGGTTTTAGGGTTATTCGTCTTGATAAGGATTATTTTGTTGTATCATCTACGATTTATCTTATGATTCGTAGGTATCTAATTGCGTTTAGAAAAGGAGATGGTTCCGCTGAGACTTTATTCCATTTATGATTCTAAGGCTGAACAGTTCAGTCCTCCACAGGTTTACCACAATGATATGCTTGCTCTGCGAGCTTTTGAAGGTATAGTTAACGATGATAAAATGCTTATTAAAAAGTATCCTGAAGATTTTACTTTGTATTATGTTGGCAATCTCGGTGACAGCGACGGTCGCTATTACATTGAGAATTGTGACGAGTCCCGTATTCCTGTCATGGTTGGTCGCGCCATAGAATATTTGCAGACTGTTGACAATGATTCTACTAAATGATAATCTAATAAAGAGCGTATCAGAAAAAGGACGATCTCATGGAGATCGCCCTTTTTTTTGTACGCTACGCCCGCCGCGTCTAGGCGCTTTTGAAAGGAGGTGAAACTATGAAATTTAAGACAGCCTATGATCCTGTAGAAGAACATGATCATTGCGGTATTGAGTTTACTATGCCCTCTCTTGCCGTTCAGGACGAGAAAGATGAAACTGATATCAACTACATCGTAAATAAGTATGCAGACGGTCAGAAAGGTATTATGACACTTGATCTTGGTGATAGCTCTCAGTATGCTTATCTGCAGTTCGGAGATGCAACGCTTCCCGGTGACTACAGTACAGCTCTTGAGCTTGTGTCTGGAGTTCGTGAAGAATTCTACAGCCTGCCCGCTTACGTTCGAGCAAAATTCGGTCACGATCCTATGAATTTCATCAACTGTTTGAATGATCCTGCAACGCTCGAATATCTCCAACAACAAGGTCTGTATGGTAGCAAAGATACCTTTGATGAACCACAACAGTTCGTAAGTAGTGAACAAACACAAAAAGAAAGTAACACTTTAGAACAAAATAATGAAAATACACAAAAATAGGCGTCACCGAAGCCAGTTACTTACTTGATGTAACTGGCGTAGGTGACGCAAAAATAATCTAAAACCTAATAATAATTTGCTTTAGTTCAATTATTAGGTTTACACTTCGAAGAAGGTGAAATTTTGGCTCGAAAAAAAATAAGAGTTCGAGGACATCGCTTCAGCGATGCTCCTGCAATGTACATGAAAAGGACTAAATTTGACCGTTCCCATGTTTATAAGACAACTTTTGATTCAGGCAAGCTTATACCTGTATTTATTGATGAGGTTTTGCCTGGCGATACTACTAGGATGTCTGTTAATTACTTTGCTCGATTGGCTACTCCTATTAAGCCTATCATGGATAATATTTATCTGGACTGGTTTTTCTTTTTTGTACCAAACCGCCTCGTTTGGGAACACTGGCAGAATTTCTGTTTCGAGCAGGAAGACCCTGATGATAGTACTGATTATGTCATTCCTACTGTTACTGCTACTGGTAACTCTGGTAATGCTTATATAGGCTCTCTTTGGGACTATTTCGGTTTGCCCGTAAATACTAGTGGTAACTTGTCTGGTATTAGTGCGCTTCCATTCCGTGGCGTTTATCTTATTTATAACGAATGGTTTAGAGATGAAAACCTCCAGAAATCCGTCAAGATTCAGAAAGGCGATACCAACGAAGTTCTGAACTCTGCCCGAGCTGCTGAACAGCCTTCTTGGGTTTTCACGTCAGGTACCAGTATTGTTCCCGGCCTTGCCTGTCCGCCTCGCGGTAAGCGTCATGATTACTTTACTTCTGCTCTTCCGTGGACACAGAAGGGACCCGGTGTTTCTGTAGGCTTAGCTGGTACTGCTAAGATTGTTGATCCTTCGCCTGTATCTGGATATTTTGTTCAGCAAAAAACTGGCAACCTTGCCGCTGCTCAATTTTCTAAAGACGGTGGTGTACATGATGTCTTCACTGGTAATGGTACTTTGCAATATCAAGGTGGTGGTTATGACGCTACTATAGTTGGCCATTCTATAAAAGGATCAGGAACTGCTACTGCTAATGCTATTTCTGGTAATACATGGCTTTCTATGAAGTCTTACGCTGATCTTGATAGTTCAAGTATATTTACCAT